GCGCGCAGCTGGGAGGCGGCACAGGGCGCTGACGAGGCGATCAAGGTGTTTCGCAACACCGTGCTGGGCGAGACCTGGGTCGAGAGCGGCGAGGCGCCCGACTGGCAGCGGCTCTACGATCGCAGGGAAAGCTGGCCGGCCGGCACCGTGCCCGCGGGCGGGCTGTTCCTGACCGCTGGGTCCGACGTGCAGAAGGACCGCATCGAGGTCGATGTCTGGGCCTGGGGCCGCGGCCTCGAAAGCTGGCTCGTTGATCATATCGTCATCGAGGGCGGGCCGGACCGGCAGGAAGCCTGGGCGCAGCTCTCTGCCCTGCTCGACCGCAGCTGGCGACACGCAGGTGGTGCACACTTGCGGATCGCGCGCCTCGCCATCGACACCGGCTACGAGACCCAGGCGGTCCATGCCTGGGCGCGCAGCGTAGGCTTTGCCCAGGTTGCACCGATCAAGGGCGTGGAGGGGTTCAACCGGTCAAGCCCGGTCTCGGGTCCGACCTATGTGGACGTGACCGAGAGCGGCAGAAGGCTGCGCCGCGGCGCGCGGCTGTGGACCGTGGCGGTCTCGACCTTCAAGACCGAGACCTACCGCTTCCTGCGCCTTGCGAGGCCGACGGATGAAGAGATTGCCGCGGGTGCAGCGTTCCCGCCCGGCACGATACATCTGCCGCAATGGATCGAGAGCGAGTGGCTGCGCCAGCTCACCGCCGAACAGCTGGTAACGGTGCGCAACCGCAGAGGATTTGCGCGGCTTGAGTGGCAGAAAATGCGCGAGCGCAACGAGGCGCTCGACTGCCGGGTCTATGCCAGAGCGGCGGCCTGGATCGCGGGCGCTGATCGCTGGGGCGAGGACAAGTGGCGCGATCTCGAGGCGCAGCTTCAGGTGGCGCCCGGCGCAAGCGATCCTGCCGGGCAGATCCATCGGCCGGGACGGGCGCCTGAAGGCAAGCGCCGCTCCGACTGGCTCGGGCGAAGAGAAGGGTGGTTGTGAGATGAGCGCGTGGAGCGAGACGGAACTGGCGGCCCTGCGCCGCGCCTACGCCAGCGGCACGACCCGCGTGAGCTATGACGGCAGAACCGTCGAATACGGCTCGGCCGCCGATCTGCTGGCGCGGATCCGCACGCTCGAGCAGGCGCTCGCCAGCGCCTCGCGGCCGTTGCCGCTTGCCGGCCTTGCCGGGTTCTCGCGCGGGGATCGCTGATGGCGCTGGGCTGGTTCGACCGGGCGCTGGGCTGGATCGCGCCGCGCATGGCCGCGCGCCGGGTGCTGGCGCGCGAGGCCTTCGCGAGCCTTGCGCGCGGCTATGACGGGGCGGCGCGCGGGCGGCGCACCGAGGGCTGGCGCGCGACCGGCAGTTCGGCCGATGCCGAGATCGGCGCGGCCGGGCCGCTCCTGCGCGACCGCATGCGCGATCTGGTGCGCAACAATCCCCATGCCGCCAAGGCGGTGGCGGTGCTGGTCAACAATATCGTAGGCGCGGGCATCATGCCGCGCTCTGCGAGCGGCGATGCGGCCCTCGACCGCCGGGTCGATGCCCTGTTCGAGCGCTGGTCGGCCGAGTGCGACGCCGATGGCCAGCTCGACTTCTACGGCCTGCAGACGCTGGTCTGCCGCGAGATGGTCGAGGCCGGCGAGGTGCTGGTGCGGCGCCGTCCGCGCCGCGCCGGGGATGGTCTGGCCGTGCCGCTGCAGCTGCAGATGATCGAGGCCGACCTGCTCGATGGCTCCCGCCATGGCGCTTCCGGCGCGGGGCGGATCGTCCAGGGGGTCGAGTTCGATGCGCTGGGGCGCCGCCGGGCCTACTGGCTCCATGCCGAGCATCCCGGCGACGGCGGGCCTCTGGCCACGCTGCGGCAGGGCAGCCGTCCGGTGCCGGCCGAAGACATCGCCCATGTCTACGAGAAGCAGCGCACGCAGGTGCGCGGCGTGCCCTGGGGCGCGCCGGTGATCCGGGTCCTGCGCGATCTCGACGACTACGAGGTCGCCGAGATCGTGAGGAAGAAGACCGAGGCCTGCGTCACCGCGATCGTCGTCGGCGACGACGAGACGCAGCAGGGCATTGCCCCGGCGGTGGTCGATGCCGACGGCAACCGGGTCGAGCAGTTCGAGCCGGGGCTGATCGCCTATGCCCGCGGCGGCAAGGACATCCGCTTCAACCAGCCTGCCGCGACCGGCGGCTATGCCGAGTACCGCCGCGCGAGCCTGCACACCATCGCGGCCGGGTTCCGGGTGCCCTACGAGCTGCTGACCGGGGATCTCTCCCAGGTCAACTACTCCTCGATCCGCGCCGGCCTCGTCGAGTTCCGCCGGATGATCGATGCGGTGCAGTGGCAGCTGTTCATCCCGATGTTCTGCCTGCCCGTCTGGCGCTGGTTCACGCAAGGCGCCTGGGCGGCAGGGGCAATCCCTGTGCCCGAGGTTCCGGTCGAGTGGTCGCCGCCGCGCTTCGAGGCGGTCGATCCCTACAAGGATGCCATGGCCAACCTCATCGCCATCCGCTCGGGCACGATGACGCTGGCCGAGGCGATCGCGCGTGCCGGGCGCAATCCCGAGGCGGTGCTGGCCGAGATCGCCGCCACCAATGCCCGGCTCGATGCGCTCGGCCTCGTGCTCGACAGCGATCCGAGGCGGGTGAGCCGCACTGGCGGGGTGCAGGGCAGCGATCCGCTCGCCACCGACAGCGAACAGGAGTGACAGGCAATGGAGACGACGATCGAGCTTCCGGCGCTGCGCCGGGCGGGCGAGCTTGCGCCCCATACCATCGACCCTGCCGCCCGCACCGTCGAGGTGGTCTGGTCGACCGGTGCACGGGTGCTGCGCCAGCGCTGGTTCGATGCGCCCTATGACGAGGAGCTGAGCCTCGATCCCGCCCATGTCCGGCTCGAGCGGCTGAATGCGGGCGCGCCGTTCCTCAAGGTGCACGAGACCGACAGCCTCGATGCGATCATCGGCTCGGTGGTGCCCGGCTCGGCGCGGATCGAGCAGGGGCGCGGGCTTGCGCTGATCCGCTTCTCCGAGCGCGCGGAGGTGGAGCCGATCTGGCGCGACATCGAGGCCGGGCACATCCGCGCGGTCTCGATCGGCTACCAGGTCCACCGTTACCAGGTGAGCCGGCCGGAGAACGGGCGCGAGCTGTGGCGCGCGATCGACTGGACCCCCTTCGAGATCTCGGCCGTGCCGGTGGGCGCCGACCCGCAGGCCGGCTTCCGCAGCAGCCCGGTCCCCCATTCCCCCTGCGTCCTCGTCCGGCGGGACGCACGCCCAAGCCCCGAAGGAGAGCTGACCATGCACGACCCCGTCCCCGATCCGTCCGCCGCCGATGCGGCCGCCAGCGCCCCGTGCGAGGAAACCCGCGCGGCTGCCAGCGCCGTCGCTTCCGATGGCGCCCCCGCTGTTGCCCCCATTCCCACGCCGCTGCGCGAGGCCGATGCCGGCTTGCCGTCCGATGCCGAGGCGATCGCGCGCCGGGCCCGCGAGGAGGAACGCGCGCGGGTCGCCGCGATCCACGATCTGGCAAGCCGCCTCAGGCTCGAGCGCGGCTTCGCCGAGGATCTGGTCCGGCGCGGCACCCCGCTCGAGGAAGCGCGGCAGCTGATCCTCGACGAGCTTGCTGCCAAGGCCGAGGAGACCCGCAGCTTCCCCCATGTCGCGATCCCGCTCGGCGGGCGCGACGAGCGGGTCACCCGCCGCGAGGCGGTGACCAATGCCCTGCTCCACCGCTACAGCCCGGGCCTGTTCCCGCTCGAGGATGCCGCGCGGTCCTATCGCGGCATGACGCTCATGGAACTCGCGCGCGAGAGCCTCGAGCTGGCCGGCACCAGCACGCGCGGGCTCTCGCGCGACGAGGTGGCGACCCGCGCGCTGCATGCGACCTCGGACTTCCCCGAGATCCTCGCGGCCGTCACCAACCGCACCCTGCGCCAGGCCTATGAGGCTGCCCCGCGCACCTTCACCGCCTTCTGCCGCCAGGTGCTGGCCACTGACTTCAAGGCCATGCACCGGGTGCAACTGGGCGAGGCGCCGCAGCTTCTGGAAGTGGCCGAGAGCGGCGAGTTCAAGCGCGGCACGCTCGGGGAGAGCAAGGAGAGCTATCGCGTGAAGACCTATGGCCGGGTGGTGGCGATCACCCGTCAGGTGCTGATCAACGACGATCTCGACGCCTTCACCCGGATCCCGGCGATGTATGGCAATGCCATCGCCCAGCTCGAAAGCGATGTCGTCTGGTCGATCATCACCTCCAACCCCGCCATGGCCGACGGGCAGGCGCTGTTCCATGCGAGCCACAGGAACCTTGCCGCCACCGGCACGGCGCTCGATGTCACGAGCCTCGGGGCGGCGCGCGCGGCCATGGCGAGGCAGACCGGGCTCGACAAGAAGACCGTGCTCAACATCCGCCCGGCCTTCCTGATCGTGCCCGCCGCGCTGGAACTCAAGGCCGAGCAGCTGCTGGCGCAGAACCTCGTGCCGGCCTCCAGCGGCAATGTCGTGCCGGCCTCGATCCGCACGCTGGTGCCGATCGCCGAGCCGCGGCTCGATGCCGCGAGCGAGACCGCCTGGTATCTCGCCGCCTCGCCCGCCCAGATCGACACCATCGAATATGCCTATCTCGAGGGCCAGCAGGGGGCCTACATCGAGACCCGCAACGGGTTCGATGTCGACGGGGTCGAGATCAAGTGCCGGCTCGACTTCGGCGCCAAGGCGATCGACTGGCGCGGCCTCTACAGGAACCCCGGCGCCTGATCCGGTCCCGTCTTTGACACCTGAACCCCTACGAGATGGGCGGTCCTGACGGGCCGCCCTTCGTCTTTCCAGGAGGATCTTCCCCATGAAAAACTACGTCCAGCCCGGCAAGACCATCACCCTTGCCGCACCCCATGCCCTTGCCCCCGGCGACGGCCTGCTGGTGGGCGCGATCTTCGGCGTCGCCAGCGGTGCTGCGCAATCCGGTGACAATGTCGAGGCCGCGCTCGTCGGCGTCTTCGATCTGGCCAAGGCGCCGAGCCAGGCCTGGAGCGTGGGCGCCAGGGTCTATTGGGACAACACCAACCGGCGCTGCACCACCACGGCTTCGGGCAACACGCTCATCGGCGTTGCCACCGAGGCGGTTGCCGGCGGGGCCGAGGATGTCGTCGGCCGGGTGCGGCTCAACGGCAGCTTCTGATGAGCGCCTTTGCCGCCGCGCTCGATGTGCTGTTCGCTGACCCCAACCTTGCCCGCGATGGTCTCTGGCGTGCTGGCGGCAGCGGCCCGCCGGTTCCGGTGCGCGTGGTGCTGCGCCGGCCGGACCGGGTGGCCGACTGGGGCGAGACCCGCCTTCATGCCGCAACCGCGCTCGCCGATCTGCGCATGGCCGAGGTGCCGGTGCTGGAACCAGGCGATGTCATCGCGGTTGCAGGCCAGGACTGGATCGTTCAGGGCGAGCCGCTTGGCGATGCCGAGCGCCTCGTCTGGACGGCGGAGCTGGCCCCCTCATGAGGCTCTCGCTCACCACCATCGGCGATCTCAGGCAGATCATGGCCGAAGAGCTGGCTGCGGCCGAGCAGGCGGTGAGCGGGGCTGTCACCGAGGCGACCACCGGGCTCAAGGGCGAGCTGCGCGCGCAGGTGACCGGCGCGGGGCTGGGAACGCGCCTATCCCGCACCTGGCGCTCGCAGGTCTGGCCGAGCGCCGAGGCGAGCCTCGGGGCGGCGGGACTGGTCTGGACGAAGGCGCCGGCGATCATCCGCGGCCATGCCGAGGGCGCGCTGATCCGCGCGCGTGGCGGCACCTTCCTTGCCATCCCGACCGAGGCGGCGCTCTCCATGCGCGCCGGCGGCCGGCGGCTCACGCCGCAGCTGTGGGAGCAGCGCATGGGCACGCCTTTACGCCTCGTGCCGGGACGAGCGGGCCGGCCAGCCCTGCTGGTCGCCGAGAACCTGCGCGCGCGCAGCGGCCGGCGCGGCGGCTATGCCCGGGCGAGCGCCACGGCGCTCAGGACCGGGCGCGGCCTCGTGAGCGTGGTGCTCTTCGTGCTGGTGCCGCAGGTGCGGCTTCGCAAGCGCCTCGATGTCGAAGGCGCGGCCGAGCGCTGGATCGGCCGGCTCGAGGACCGGGTGGTGGGACGCTGGAGGTGAGGATCGGTGATGTCGACGCGTGAGGCCATTCTGGCAGCGCTCGCCGCGCAGCTCGGCGCTGCACTCGCGGCGCCGGTGCGGCGCAATGCGGCCCTGCCCGAGAAGGTGCCGGCTGACGGGCTCGTCATCCTGCGCGACGGCGAGCCGGGCGAGCCCGAGGTGACGCTGAACCCGCGCCGCGAATGGTATCGCCACCGCATCGAGCTCGAGCTGTTCGTGCCGCAGGGGAATGCTGGCGGCGGTGAGGCGGCGCTCGATGGGCTGCTCGGCGCGATCGGTGCGGCACTCCGCGCCGACGAGACGCTCGGCGGCCTTGCCGAGACCCTCACTCCGGCCGCGCCGGAGATCGGGGTGCTGGCCATCGAGGGCGCAGTCCCGCTGCTCACCGCGCGGCTCGTGCTGACCGCCGAGTATCTGGTCAGCGATCCGCTCGCTGGATGAGATGCGATGGGATCAGGATGGGCTGGCAATGGGCCGGAACGGGAGCCGCCGCCCGGACGGAGGCGGCGGATCATCAAGCTGCGACTGCGGAGTCGTCACGCCTGCTTCAGGCGGGCGATCCCGAGCAGTGTGTCCTTCAGCGTCTCGCTCACCGCGCGGCTGGCGCTGGCGGATGGGCCGACGCGCAAGGCCCCGGCGCGCCCGACGTAGTAGTGCCAGCCCTGCGGCGCCTTGGGATGGCTGCAGGTAAGCACAGTGTAGCGCTGCGTGGCGGCATCGGGGACGAGGCGCTCGCCCGAGGCGAGGAGAGCGGCGACCAGACGGTCGTGGAGCGTGGCCTTGGCCATGGCTCAGCCTTCCGCTTGCAAGCGATAGACCCGCCCGCGGGTCTCGTCCCGGTGCGAGGCCACGCCAAGGCCCAAGCGGCGCTTGAGCCCATGCGAGAGCGCGGCGCGCACCGTGTGCCTCTGCCATCCGAGTGCTGCTGCGATCTCGGCCACGCTGGCGCCCTCGGGTGCCTGCAGCATGGCGATGAGCGCGGCCTGCTTGGTGCCGTCGCGCTGGCGGCGCGGCGGCGGGGCAGGCGTGGCGACAGCCTCCTGCGAAGCGGGTGGTTCGGGCTCAGGATCGCAGATGTGGCAGCGCGTGGTGTGTGCAAGCTCGGTGCCAGCCAGATGGAGCCTGCGGCCTGCGCCGTTGCAGTGCGGGCATTGGGACTCCTCGTGCGCAGCGCCAGATCCTTGCGGGGCTGCAGCCTTGGCTCCCCCGGCGCTGCCGACGGCGGCAAGGCCTGCGGGCGTGATGTGAAGCAGGGTGGCGCGGCCGTCCTCGTCATTGCGCCAGAAAGTGTTGTGCTTGGCGCTGGCCTTGGTCCAGCTGCGGGTCACGGTCTCGGCGATGAGCCCGCGCCGCAGCAGGGCGGCAACGACCCGCCGGGCATTGGGTCCGCGCAGCGATCCGGGAAGCGGCAGGACATTGCCATCCGCGCGCTGGGCGGCGGCGCTCAGGACCATACGCTGGGTGTCGGAAACCGGCATGGGACTGCTCTGTGTCATGGTCATGCCTCGATCCCAAGGAAGCGGGCGATCTCGCGCAGCTGGTCGCGGACATGGGCAAGGCTGCCGACATGGCCCCAGTGCACGCTGTCGGGTTCGGCGTGGAAATGATCCTCGCTCAGCGCCTGCAGACGTTCGAGCAGCCTGTCGATTTCGAGCTTGTTGGCCATGAAGGCTTCGAGCGCTGCCTTGCTGTTGCGGCGGGCCTTCTCGGCGCGGGCCTCGTGGCGGGCGGTGGTGGTCAGGGTCATCTGCTTCCTCCGTTGGCGATGCATCCGGTAGAAGCGTGTTCGCTCTGTCCGCCCTGCTTATCAAGCGATTAAGCACATGATCTGAAACAATAATCCTGCCCCGCGCGGGTGGCTCGCGCGGGCCTTCCCGTCCCCCATCCCCATCGGAGATGACCCATGCCCAAACTGCGTGCCTATGGCGCGGATGCGACGCTCAAGATCGCCCGCGAGACGAGCTATGGCGTGATGCCGTCGAGCGGCTGGCGCAGCCTCGACTTCCGCTCGACCGACCTTGCCGCCACGCAACCGCTCGCCGCCGATCCGCTGCTCGGGCGCGGGCGCAATGCGCAGGATCCCTATCGCGGCCTCGTCACCGACGAGGGCCAGATCGACGTGCCGCTCGACCTGCGCGGCACAGGCTACTGGCTCACCGCCCTGTTCGGCCTGCCGACGACGAGCAGCGTGGCGGCAAGCGGATCGATCACCTTCGCCGCCAATCCCGCCGCCGGGCAGACGATCACGCTGAACGGCGTGGTCTGGACCTTCGTCACCGGCACGCCGGGGGCGCTGCAGACCCAGATCCAGGCGACCGTGACCCAGACCATCGACCAGCTGGTCACCAACCTCAACGCCTCGGCCAATCCCGAGGTCTCCAAATGCACCTACAGCCGCCCGCCGAGCACGCAGCGGCTCGAGATCGTCTTCGACACCACCGGCCCGAACGGCAACGGCTTCACCCTCGCGGCCTCGCACGCCACCCCTTCCGGCCCGCGGCTGACCGGCGGCGGGCACCTCCATGTCTGGCAGAGCGGGGCCGACGAGATCCCGAGCCACACGCTCGAAATCGGTCATCCGAAGCTCACCACCCCGGTGTTCTTCCGGCATCTCGGCACGGTGGCCGAGAGCATCGAGATCGAGCTTGGCCAGGAGGGCCCGGCCAATGCCCGGCTGCAGCTGGTGGCCCAGGGCGAGGAGCGCTCCGCCACCACCGTCGATGCCGCACCGGCCGCCTGGGCGCCGCGGCGCTTCGCCCAGGCGCGTGGCTACGTGCGTCGCGGCGGTTCGGCGCTGGCTGGGGTGACCGGCGGCGGGCTCACCTTCTCCAACAATCTCGAGCGGGTGCGGGTGATCCGCGAGGACGGGCGCATCGAGGCGGCCGATCCGACGCTGGCGACCGCCGAGGGCACGCTGGCGCTGCGCTTCGACGGGGCGACGCTGCTCGCCGAGGCGAGCGACGGCGATCCGGTCGCGCTCGAATATGGCCTGACCATGCCCGAGGGCTATGCCCTGCGCTTCGAGCTGCCGCGGGTGTTCCTGCCGCGCACCAAATATGCCGTCTCCGGCCCCGGTGGCATCGAGGCCCGCTTCGAGTGGCGCGCCGCCTTTGACGAGAGCGAGGACACCATGCTGCGCGTCCGCCTGCTCAACGATGTCGCCAGCTATGCCTGAGGAGGAGTGTTCCCGATGATCCGTCTCGACCTTGCCCGCGAGCCTGTCTGGCTCGATCTCGGCCACGGCGTGCGCCTGCTGGTAGCACCACTCACCACCGCGCTGATGGCCGCGGCCCGCAGCGATCCGGCGCTCGCCGCGCTCGGCGAGGATGCCTCAAGCGAGGCGCTTGCCGTTGCCATGGCCAAGGCGCTGGCGCGGCTCGCCGTGCGCGACTGGGAGGGCGTGGGCGATGCCAATGGCAATCCCTTGCCGCTCAGCGCCGAGGGCCTCGATGCGCTGCTCGACCTGCTGCCGTTCTTCGAGGCCTTCCAGCTCGGCTATGTGACGAAGGGTCTGCTGCTGGAGGAGGAAAAAAACGCCTCGCCGCCCTTGCCGAGTGGCACTTCGGCGGCGGGGAGCACTATTGCCGCGGCTGCCGCACCGCCTGCGGGCAGTGCCCTGCCGTCCTGAACCGCCCGCATACGCTCGAGGGCTGGCTGGTCTGGGATCTGGCGCAGCGCCTGTCCGGCCAGCTGCG